ATGGAGTTAATCAATGCCCGATCATAACGAAATTTCTTTGGACTCAGTTGCCAAGATGTTTGAGTTTGAAAAACAAGCAAGGCAGATTGATGAATGTAATGATATTAATGAATTGAAAAGTATGCTTAAGTCATCAATGAAGTTATTTTTAAAACAACAGGAAGTTGTGTCCAAACTCGGATTTGAAGGCGTATAAATATATTTTAGATCCTGAAAATTACCAATTGGTATGCCAGATATAAAAGTAAGAGTAGGTCAGCAAAATGCAATCAAGGTTGTTTCTTCAATTGCTGGAGAAACGTCGGGAACTCTTTCTGGTCTGAGTGATGTAAATGTAAGTGGTGGATTACAGAACGGAATGGTTCTTGTATATAATGCCGCTACAAATAAATTTGATGCAACATTAGAATTAACACCAGGAACTACACAGAATTTAGATATTAATGGAGGTTCATTCTAATGGCTAGTATCATTAGAGTTAAAAGATCTACTGGTACTTCTGCGCCAAGTACTCTAAATTATGGTGAGTTAGCAATAACTATTGGAAATGGAACACATGGTAATAGGGGCGGAAGATTATTTGCTGGAGACAACTCTCAAAATCCACAATTAATCGGTGGACGCTACTATACCGACCTTTTAAGTATTGCACCTGGATTAGTTGCAGGGCAAGATAACCCAACAACACCAGCAAATGGTTTTGTTCCTGTTCTCCTCACAGAAAACAGTGGTAATCCTGGCGGAACTGGAGCGATTACTCGCTTACCAAGAGTTGATCAGTGGAGCGTAGATAATTTAACTTTAGATGGAAATACTCTTTCATCTAACGATACTGATGGTGATATAATTGTTAGAACAAATGGAACTGGTGAAGTTGTAATCCCAGATGATCAGTTCCTAACTTTCGGTGACAGCAAAGATGCTAAAATCGAATACGATGAGAATGGTACGGATTCTGTTCAGGTAACAGGTGCTCCGTGGGTTTATAATGTTAATGTATCATATAACCTACCAACTGGTAGTCAGTTTATAGTTGATAACGTTGGTATTTCATCTAACGTTATTTCTACTAGAGCTGGTGGTGGAAATGAACTATACATCGATCCATATCCCGATGGATTAAGCAATGAGGGAACAGTAATTGTTAAAGGTGACCTTCAAGTTGATGGTACTACCACCACTGTTAATTCGAGTGCGGTTACTGTAAACGAATCTATTTTTAATCTAGGTGATGTAACTAGTGCTAGAACTGTCATGACGACAGTTAATTCTGGTGTTAGTACTGTTAGATTAGATTCTGTTGTTGGTATTAATACTGGAGATACCTTGAGTGTCACAGGTATTAGTGCTTCTGGTATTGCAACAGTTTCTGCTATTGATATTGCAAATAAGGTTGTTACTTTTGGTGGAACGGCAACTGCTGGTATTAATACAACCACACAGGTTACCGTAACACATGGATTTGATACTAATACCGATCGTGGTATTTCTTTTGATTATAATACTAGTAGTGGAACTAACAACAATAAAACTGGATTCTTTGGTTTAGATGATAGTTCTATTGCTGCAAGTTCGGCAGGTGCTCTAAACCATGGAACACATGCTGATGATAGTAGAAGATGGACTTATATTCCAGATGCGACTATTTCGAATAGCGTTGTATCTGGAACTAAAGGTTTCTTAGATGTTAAAGGTATCTATTATCAATCTGGTGATTTTGATACCAATGGTATTGTATACTTTGATAATCAAGGTCTACAAAGATCTACAAATCAACCAGGTGATGCTGATACAACAGTAACTTCGACCCAAATTCTTACTGCGGTTACTGAAATTGTTTTGACCTTGAGTGGTAATGCTAGTTTGACTGCTGGAGCACAAATTACCCAGCAAAATAACAGTGCAGCATATGGTATGGTGAAGACTACAACTTCTTCATCAAATAGTGTTACTCTAATTGGTGTTCAGGGAACTTTTGATACCACCAACGATATTGTTGCTGACGGAACTAGTGTTGCCGAAAACCCAACCAACGTTGCTACTACATACACTAGTAAACCAACTTGGACTACAACCATTGACGGAGGAACCTTCTAGAGATTATGAACAGTGAAGTAGATATTAATGTGTTAGTGACTCTTTATAATAAAAAATTAGCATCACTAACAAATCAAAACGTTTTGTTGGAGGCAAAAATTCAAACACTAACACAAGAGTTTGAAGATGAGAAAAATAAATTACTGGCTCAACTTTTAGAATTAAAAAAACCAGAACCAGTAACTATAAAATCTAAATCAAAACCTCCAACAAAAGATGATGATTATCAGAACTCAGAGGTTGAAGAATAATGGCAAAACCATCAACACGTCAAGGATTAATTGATTACTGTTTAAGGCGTCTAGGTGCTCCTGTCCTGGAGATAAATGTTGATGATGACCAAATTGATGACTTAGTTGATGATGCCATTCAATACTTCAATGAGCGCCATTTTGATGGCGTTGAGAGGATGTTCCTCAAGTATGAAATACAGCAAGCAGATATTGATAGAGGAAAGGCAAGCGGAACAACTGGTGTTGGAATTGTAACCACTACAGCAACTTCTGTAGATAGTGGTTCTGGATCTTTCACATCAAGTTTTTACGAAAATTCTAATTTTATTCAAGTTCCAGATTCAGTTATTGGAATTGAAAAAGTATTTAAATTTGATACGAGCAGTATCTCTGGTGGGATGTTCAGTATCAAATACCAATTATTTTTAAACGATCTATATTACTTTAACTCCGTAGAATTGCTACAATATGCAATGACGAAGAGTTATTTGGAAGATATTGATTTTTTATTAACTACCGATAAACAAATAAGATTCAATAAGCGTCAAGATAGAATGTATCTTGATATTGACTGGAATGCTCAAAATGCTGGAGACTTTTTAGTTATTGATTGTTATAGAGCACTCGATCCAGCATCATTTACTCAAGTATATAATGATAGTTTCGTTAAGAAATATCTAACATCACTCATTAAACGCCAATGGGGTCAGAATCTAATTAAATTTAGAGGAGTTAAATTACCAGGTGGCATTGAATTGAACGGTAGAGAAATTTATGAGGATGCTGAAAGAGAAATAGAACAACTCAAGCAGACAATGATGCTTGAGCATGAATTACCACCTCTCGATCTTATTGGATAATGTTAAACCCCTTTTTTCTACAAGGTTCTCAGTCTGAACAAAGACTTGTTCAAGAACTAATTAATGAGCAACTTAGAATGTATGGGGTTGATGTTACCTACATTCCAAGAAAGATAGTCAATAGAGATACTATATTAAATGAAGTTGAAACTTCCAAATTTGATGATAATTATACTATTGAGGCATATGTCAATACATATGAGGGACATTCTGGTGCTGGGGATATTTTAACTAAATTTGGTATGTCACTCAGAGATGAGTTGACAATTACGATATCAAAAGAAAGATTTGATGATTTCATCGCAATGTTTATTGAGGGAGAAAGTGATGATGAAATTATTGTTTCTAGTAGACCAAGAGAAGGTGACTTAATTTATTTTCCTCTAGGACAAAGATTATTTGAAGTTAAATTTGTAGAGCACGAAGATCCTTTCTATCAGTTAGGTAAAAACTACGTTTATCAACTCAAGTGTGAACTATTCGAATATGAAGATGAAGTTATTGATACGTCAATTAACGAAATTGATACTCAAATTCAGGATGAAGGATATATCACAACATTGAAACTTATCGGTATTGGTGAAACAGCGAGCGTATCTGCTGTTACTAATAGTGGTTATGTAAGACAGTTATTTTTAAACAATGATGGAAGTGGTTATACATCTACACCAATTGTTCAGTTTGATGACTCACCTGTTTCTGGTGGTACTGCAACAGCAGTTGCGATAACAACATCAGTTGCTGGTGTTCATTCAATAAAAGAAATTTTATTAACAAACGCTGGATTTGGATATACTTCTGCTCCAGAAATAACAATTTATGGCGGTGGTGGTGTCGGT